CACAAGTTACTGGTGTGCAGTTTAAAGGATTTATGCCTGAAGATTTGGATGCTGCAGAAAGACCAAAGGAGATAGAATGACAACTGAAGAGTTTTATAAGCAAAGAGGTATTAAAGGTACTAAAGTAAACAATTTAACTCCAGGTCAGCAAATGACGCAAGGGTTTGAAGGTTATAAAGAAAATGTTTATATTGATAGCGAAGGGTACCCAACTATAGGTGCAGGATCTTTAATAGAACATACTAAATATGATGAAGTTCCTGAACATTTACAAAATCTTAGATTGCCTTATGACCAAGGAGGAGCTGAACTTTTTCAAAAAGAATATAATATTAAAGCAGGAGAAGTAGGAAGAAGATATGGAGAAGGATGGGATAAAGTTCCTTCAGATGTTAAAGATATTATGATTGATTTAGGTTTTAATCTGGGAACAGAAGGATTATATGAAAAGTTTCCTGGCTTTGTATCAGATATAAGAGAAGGTGATTATGCCTCTGCAGCTGGAAATTTAAAATACAAAGACCCTTCATTGGGAGACGTAGAGGGCAATATAAGTAGTTGGTACGAACAAGTAGGTGGAACTAAATATGAATCTCGTGTAAGTGAAGGGAAATATAGTCCTGAAGCCTTAAAAGAAAACAGAGCAACTCGTCATTACAATACATTGTTAGAAATGGATGATCCTGTGGAAATGCCTGCAACAGATTACCTTATTAACACATGGAATGCTCCAAGTAGTATAGAAGGATAAATGTCAAACATAAATCTGCATAATGTCTCAAAAGAAGAAGAAGCATTGCAGATGGCTAAGCATGATCTTATATCATTTGGTAAATTGTTTTTACCTGACGATTTCAGAAGATCAGAAACCCCTTTTTTTCATTATCAAGTTGCAGATGCATGCAATGATTTAAATACAAGACAATTAGCAGTTATCTTGCCTAGAGGTCATGGTAAAACAGTTTTAACTAAATGCAATATAATGCATGATTTTTTATTTACAAAAGAACCTTTGTTTTATGGCTGGGTAGCTGCCTCTTCTAAAATATCAGTACCAAACTTAGACTATATAAAATATCATTTGGAATTTAATGAAAAAGTGTTGTATTATTTCGGTAATCTAAAAGGCAAAAAATGGACCGAAGATGATATCGAACTTAAAAATGGTGCTAAGCTTATCTCAAAATCTAACCTCTCAGGTATTAGAGGAGGTGCAAAGCTACATAAAAGATACGATCTTATCGTCTTGGATGATTTTGAAGATGAAAATAATACCATTACGCCTGAGTCTAGAGCTAAAATCAGTAACCTTGTTACGGCTGTTGTTTTCCCTGCTCTTGAGCCTGGGAGTGGCCGTCTTAGGATTAATGGTACACCTGTTCATTTTGATAGTTTTATTAACAACATTCTTATTGGACATGATAAAGCTAAATCACAAGGAATTGAAAAAGATTTTAGCTGGAAAGTAATTACTTATAAGGCTATCCAAGAGGATGGTACTCCTTTATGGCCTGGTTGGTTTGGCGAAAAGGAAATGGCGAGAAAGAAAAAATTCTATGCTGATTCAGGTCAGCCGCAGAAATTCTATCAAGAATACATGATGGAAGTTCAAAATGAAGAAGATTCAATATTTAATAGGAATCATATTAAGTATTGGGAGGGAGATTTTAAATATGATGAAGACGAAGGTGTTTCCTACATTTACGAGAAAAACACTGGAGACCTTAAACCAGTCAATGTTTTCTCTGGTGTGGACCCTGCTACGGATAGTGCTAGGCGTGATAGCGATTTTAGCGTCATCATTACTGTGGGGGTGGACAGTGATAACAATATTTATGTTTTGGATTATTTGCGAATGCGGGGACTTCCTGTGTTGGGTATACCAGGAACCTCAAAAAAAGGAATAGTAGATTATATGTTTGAGAAAAACAGTATCTACCATTCATCGCTTTTTGTAGTTGAAGACACAACAATGTCTAAGCCAGTATTACAGGCATTAATGGCTGAAATGAGAAGAAGGAATGATTTTTCAGTTAAATACTGTGCAGAGAAACCAGGTAATAGAATGAGTAAAAGAGATAGGATTCAAGAAATACTTGCTCAAAGATTTGCCGTAGGTGCAATGCATATTAAAAAAGACATGTATGATCTTCAAAGAGAAATAATAACTTTTGGTCCCAGAATGGGACATGACGACACTATAGACGCATTAGCATATGCATGTAAATTTGCATATCCTTTAAAAGGCGTTAGTGAAGATAAGGAGGGAAAATGGAAAAAACACAAACCGAAAGCAAAATCATGGGTAACTGCGTAGATGATATTATTACATTAGACGATTTAGATCCTAAGGAGGATGGTGATGGAAAATAAAACAGAATCATTTAATCAATCTTTTCTTGATGGAATTAAAACATTTGAAGGAGATTTAGATTATCAACAAAATGTTTCAGGAAGTTTTAGTGGTAATAGATTTATGCCCTATTATGATCCTAGAGGGGAATATTTAATGATAGGTTATGGTCATAAATTAGATGGGGATTTATCTAATTATGTCCAAGGAATAACAATAGAAGAAGCAGAATCCTTATTAATATCTGATTTAAAAGAAGCATATAATAAAGCTAGTAAAAATTATTACAATTTTGAAGATTTAAAACCTAAAGCAAAAGAAGCTTTAGTAGATATGTATTTTAGTTTAGGAGATGATGTAAATAAATTAAATGATTTCAACAGAGAGCTTTCAAATGGGAATATAGTTTCTGCTGCTAAATATTTACAACATACTGAGCCTGGAGATTTGGATTACAATCGTGTTAATACAGATTATTTTTCTAGTCATCCTGAAAGAGCGATGAAGAATATAGGCAAATTAATTGAATCTACATTTGAAGAAAGAGAAGATTTAGATAATGTGGTTATGGATTTGGTAGTTGAAGTAGACGAAGATCCCTTTACAATAAAGGCAAATAATGAAAATAGGTGATTTATTATTATTAAAAGGTTTTATTAATAAAAAACAATTAACTTCTGCTTTAAGTAAACAAGCAGACGAAGCAATAAATTATAATAGATCAGTGCCATTAGGTAAAATATTAATAGAAGAAAAGTATGTAACTGTAGAGGAAGTTGCAGAAGCTTTAAATGATCAGCAACAAGAAATTAAAATTAAAAAAAAGGATAGAGTAATGCCAACAGAAATAGGAGAGGACAGTAAATTTACATTTGATTTAAAATTTATGGTCACAATAGGAGCTGTTATAGTATCTGCATCAGCAACATATTTTAGTATAACAGGTCAAATAGAAGAACTTAAATCTAACAACAGTCCTAATAGATTAGAACATGACTATGTTGTAAAAGAAATAGACAATATAAAATCTATGGGTGATTTAAAAATTATATCTTATAAGCTTGATGAATACGATGAAACATTTAAAGAACTTAAAACTCTATCTACTACATTGTCTCCTTTGGCGGCTGATTTAACTTACATAAAAGAAGAGCTTGAAAAACTTAGAAATAAAAAAGTAAATATACCTGAAGTTGATTTATCAGGCATTGATGATTGTAAAGATAAACTTGATGCATTAGCAGATAAATTAAATGCATTTGAAGAAAGAGTAAGTAAACTAGAGAAAAGAAATTCGAAAGGTGGAAGATTTTAGTAATGCGATATGAAAGAATTATATTTAATATGGTTGCGTATGTTGGCTTACTTTTTGGGGGGATACTTGATAACTCGACTATATATATATCTGGCTCAATGGGTACACCCTATGTAAAAGGAAATATAGAGTTTGAAGATGATTATAAATACAGTCTTGGAATTAGAAAAATAGCTTTATTCCCTTATCAATCATCTAAGAAATTTTACAAAGGCAATGAATCAGCCCTCAGTGATGATGCTTTATTTGGAGCTGTTGATGGATTAGAATATTTAATATCAGTAAGTTCTGTTAGAAATAGAGGTCATGAATTTATTGACCAAGAACATTGGATAAAATGGTCTGGGGAAAACTTTATAACAAAATTTAAATATTTAGAAAAAGAAAGTAGAGATTTACAATTTGCTTCCTATGACGCTAGATATAAATTAGAATTAGGTCCTGCCTTATTGTCTTTAGGAGGTAATATTATAGGGCATCCTGTATACGGCCATCCAGCTTATGAAGACTATGAAGATCCTTGGTGGTATTTAGCTTATGAGTATGGGTATACAGATTACTTAGTTCCTTTACATGATTTGAATGGAAATGATGAAATTGATAATTATTACATATGGATTGAAACTGACCCAATTACTGAAGAAGGTTATTGGGAAATGTTTTATGAAGAAGCTAGTTATTATTGGGAGAACTCTGACTCCGTTGCAGTG